GACATACAGTCTTAAAAGTTGTATATTTAAGTTTTAATTATATTATATTTTTTTCTTTGTATTTATTATAATGTTTGATTTAGGAGAATTGATAAAACGTGCAATTAAATATTTAGTGGAAGGTATTATGGTGGCTATCGCCGCCTATGTCATTCCCAAGGGAAAGGGTCTTTCTTTAGATGAAGTTGCCCTTATTTCGCTTACCGCCGCTGCAACGTTCTCTATTTTAGACACATATATTCCCAGCATGGGCGTTACGGCTCGTACTGGTGCCGGTTTCGGTATTGGCGCCAATTTAGTCGGTTTCCCTAGATAAAATATTAATTGTATATCTTTATATGAATTGTCAATATAAAGATATGTTTGGAAAAGTAAACTAATATGTAGTTGCATATCCTAGGTAACTAAAAAGTTTTATTTGTATGCTGTTTCGTCATTACTTTTGCGTTAAAACTACAGTAGATATAATATTTTTAATTTTGAATCTATTATATAATGGAAAATGTATGGATACAAATATCAAAACAACGTGACAAAACGTGTAATTCCACACTATTTTTCTCTCCAACCATGTCGGCATTCAATTTTTACTTTCAGACATCAGTCGCATCTGTCCTCGAGTTTACACTTGGAGGAGTATCGAGCGGCATTGCATCCACTGTTACGAATCCACTTAGTGTTGTCAGGGTACGCATACAGAACCAGGTCTCTGGTGAGAATGCTTACAAAGGAATGATTTCAGGTATTCGCAAAATATGGTTGGAAGAAGGTATGCCTGGCATGTGTAGAGGTTTACATGCTTCGTGGGTACGAGAGATATCTCATTCATCAATCCGGTTTGGTTTATATGACCCATTGAGGTATACCATTTCAAGGGACGATTCAAAGCATGCAAGTGTTTCAGCAAAATTTACATCGGCATTTATTTCTGGGTGCATAGGCTCCGCATTAACAAATCCAGCTGATTTTATTAAAACTCGACAACAAATGGCGATAATCCCCTCTAACCCGTTATTCTTTGCGTCAAATTTTCAACGGCATTGTGCCGAAGTTCGTAGTATTTGGAAAGAGAGTGGTCTATCCGGATTTTGGCGAGGTTGGTCAGCAACAATGTTTAGATCCGCTATGCTGACATCGTTTCAAATTGGGTCTTACGACACAGTAAAAAATGATTTGTGTGTTGACACGTTAAGTTTACGTGAAGGCCCTGCTCTCCAGCTTACCGCAGCAATGATTTCATCAGTTATCACTACCACCGCCTCCAACCCTTTTGACATCATAAAAACAAAGTATATGTGTTCAGACGCTGCATCTTATAATGGGGTTTTAGATTGCACTTTACAAAATGTTCGAAGAGATGGTCCTATGATTTTTATGAAAGGTTGGATTCCTGCGTACTGGAAAATTGCACCACACCATGTCATTACATTAATACTTGTCGAGAAGTTTCGCTCAGTTCTTGGAATGCAAACGCTATAGACCGACCTATAGGTTGTTAATAGAATTGGTCTTTGTCCAATACTGTGACCTAGGGTGTCCTCTTCGGATAGATTTATATCCAAAACGAATGAAACATAAATTGGCTGGAATCAAGCATGAAAAATTTGTTTAAAAGAAAAAAAAGGGCAATATAACTAATATACATGAAATCATATTATATCCCTTACTACATAATAAATTTAAAAATAAAGACCATAGTATAATGAATAATATTTTTAAAAGAATAGATGTTAATTTTAAATTTGTAAAACTATTTATAATTACATAAAAAATAGAGACTACAAAATATACATATGCAGGACTACATAAATCAGAAAATTTCATATTATATAATAGTATAATTAAATTGATATTGTTATTATAATTTTGTTCAATTAAAAATGGGTTCTTGCTTTTCATGTTGCAGTGTTGTCACTATCCAGGTAGTTCTCAAACTACCACATGGACAAAAAGGTCTACTTTATCATAATGGCGCCTTTGTACCCATGGAATCGGTACAAGATTGGGTGCAATCGTTGTATTCCACTGGATGGACAGGATGGACAGCTTACAACGATGACACGACCGTAACCAACAAAAAAACAAAAGGACACTGCAAAGGTGTTGTTACATGGAACGAATCCAAAATAGGATGGCTCATTCATTCCGTTCCACATTTTCCTACTGAAATAACCAGCAATTCTATTTCACCCATTCTTCCATCCGAACTTATTTATGGTCAATCCTTTATCTACTTGGAAATGCCGTATTCAAAAGAACGGTTAGAAACTATTTTGAAACAGATTGAATGGATGGATGCAAATCTCTTTTTACAATACAATATGCCCATTCCCCCTTCTTATTTCAGTGTTACTGAAATAAAAAAAATGATAATTTCATCTAAAATTGACCATTACTCTAAACCATCTCATTATGTTTTGGATATTTACGGAGAACATTTATGCGAGTTAGACAAATCTACTTGGTACGTGGAAACATGGCGACGAGGGTCTGCTATCCAAACTGTCACACCAAATCTGCACGATGTAAAAACATTAGGGTGGTTTGCAGTCAATTATAAAGAATCACAAGACCATTCCAAATGGGCCGTATGTAAAAATTGTGTATGGATTGGTGATTTGAATCGCATGGAATCTCAAATGAAACGTGGAGGTGGAGGTGTAGTCATACGTGATGCCAAGATGGTAAAAGCGTTTCGCGGATTGATAATTAATTAACCCGCCAGTTGTTGTCGCAATCAATACATGTAACAAATGATGTCATTGGTTCGTCTGCAGAACGAATTTGCATTTGATAATAGGAACAATTTTTGCTGTCGCATCGGTAACACTTGAACGATGTAGTATTAGCGGTTAATTTGTTTGTTAACATAGATTCTGCTATTTTTTGGTGTTTTTCAATCAATGATTTCCATATCGTTGGATTTAATTCTTGATGCGTCATATACGCTATTTTATAGGGGTCTTGTCGGATGAGTTCTTGTACATGCTCCGTGTTCAAATTAGCCAATAATGTTTTAAATTTAGAAACATAGAGTTCTACAAAAAATGGATTGTTCCATTTTTTTATAATTTTACGATTCGTACATTCTTGAATCGTATAATTATAAATTCCATTTTCAATAATTAATGTAGTCGAATTATTATTAAGCGTACGATTCAATGTAGTCCGGATAGTATCACGAAATAGCGTAGGATTTTCTACGATACGCATAGTTTATCCTACTTTAAAAAATATATTTCTAAATCAATTTTCTTCAAACTTCATCATCACTTACTACAAATCCATCCTTTACATATCCTTCTTTAGTCATTGCCATTAGTGTACCTTCTGTTTCATCTGCAGATACTTCAGATTCAGAATCAATGTCTTCAAACCCACCCATCAATTCTTCATATATCTTTTCCCATTCAGGAATAGTCAATGGTTCCACCGGATTTACCAACAGACATTTGCCGTAAAATATTTTTTCATCGTAGGGAGGAGGGAAATCGTATTTTACTATCTTGGACGATTGTTTCTGCTTGGTGCGACCGTACAAATAAATTGTTTTTCCATTAAGTTTCCACACACATTTACGCTTACCATACTCTAACACATCCACATTGGATATTTCCTTGAGAGTTCCGTTACGTTCTACCAAGATGTACATAGTGTATCTATATCTATCTGTTTAACTTTTTTCAATTTTAATTAGTTTTTATGAAAGTAATCTATCGAATTAGTGATGGAGGTATAATAAATAATATACATATAAAGTATGAGCGAATTAATATTAACATTTAATGTTACAGAAGTTAAAGATATTTTTTTGGGCATTTATGATATTGTTGGTAATGATATTACAATTAATGGTGACGGAACAAGTGAAAAAATTAAAACTACTTATGTATTTCATTTTAATAATTATGGCATTCAAAATGTAACTATTTCTGTTTCAGGCTCTACAATAATTCGAATGTTAAATACAATAAGTATCAATAGTGTATCTAAAAATGCATTAATACAATGTGTGAGTTTTGGGAATGTAGGTTTACAAACAATATCATTTGCTGATTGTATTAATTTAATCAGTGTACCAACTATATTGCCGTCTACAGTAACAAGATTATCAAACTGTTTTTTTAATACAACAAATTTTAAACAAAATATTGGGGTATGGAGTATTAGTAATGTTATTGTGTTAGACAATTTTATTAAAAATACTTCAATAACTCCTGATATATATGATGAAATATTAATAGGATTTGCATCCCAAGAACCAAATATTCATATGAATAATATTTTTGAATGCGACGTTTCATATACACCATCTATTAGCGGTTACGCGCGTAACATATTAATGAATACATATCAATGGTTAATTACAGATGGTGGACCAATCCAACCACCAGTTCCACCAGTTCCACCCGTTCCACCCCCTGTATCTGTTAAACCACGGATATCTATGGGGAGTTTATTTACAGATAATTCTATGGTTTACTATAAATCGCATAGTTTAGCACCAGGAGGCATAGGTGGAGTTCGCAACTATCGTCATAAATCTAAAAAGACATGAATTAAAAAATTGAAATGATTTTACTCATTTAATGTTTGTACAAGTAATTTCAACTGAATAATGGAAAACACATCAGCTACTTGGCGTGTTCATCAAACAATCATCGACGATGCAGGAAACATTTATAATGTATCCTTGTACAAGTTGGACGGATTGCCTGTACGTACTATCACGACCATGTACGATGATGCACCTATTGGCGTGATTCTCCACCTGTTTGGACACGGCGATTGGATATATTTTGATAACGCACTCAAATATGCAACCACGTCTACGATTCCACGAATCCTTAACCGCTGGAGGACCTACTCTTCTGATACGGTAGAAGAAACCGACGAATTCCAAGAAATGTTGTCCAAAGCAAAAACTCAAGCGTCCGACCTCATGTACCGCATCAACAACCAAGAATTCTGCACTTGTGGACAACTCAACCACGGGTCATCCCGGTGCCAAAATGATAAATACTGTGAAATGTAAGTGGGGTAGAGTATAGAGTGTGGGTACAAGGGTGGGTTTTGCTTTTTTAAAAAAATTGAAATGATTTTACCAATTAGGAGATAGTACAAAGGCTTCAACACTTGCAACAGAAAATGGCTATCTCAACTTCTACTACTTGGTGTGTCGGCGATTTGATTGTGGACAAAGACGAAAATTACAATGTATCTCTCTTCCGATTGGGAGGTATTCCCGTACGGTGTCTTACCGTTGAAGACGACGATGTGCCAATCGCTGTTATTATTCATGTCCTAGGTCACGGCGACTGGGTATTCTTCAACATGCCCGAATTTTATTCACGGTCCATGATTCCGCGAATTCTCAACAAATGGAGTCTGCACGAAGAATCAACGGTCGAAGAAACAGAGCGAGTCCAAGAAATTTTATCGAAAGCACACGGTCAAGCGTCCAAAATTATGGCGAGTATTGCAAAGTAAGTGGTAGGGTAGAGTGAGGGTTGTGGGTTTTGCTTTTTTTTAAAAAATTGATAAAATATTTTAATTGTATGTAATTATATAAATGGCGTATAAGATTCTTACACGAGAATACAACAATGTCATGTATACGATTGCTTGTCGTAATTTGCCTATATTTGAGATAGGTGTAAATGTACCTAATTACAGTTATTATGTACAATCGATAGAATCAAAACAACATGATATTTTTGATATATCGGTTAAACCTCCTAAAAAAATATCATTTGGGAATGTGATGGAATTAGACGAAGATAAAATAAGTGCAGTATTGCAAACTATCATGTTAATCAATGAAATTTCAATTGAACTTAAGAATCATGTTGAAACATTCTAAATAAAATTAAATCTGATTTGGTCCAACGTATTCCTTTGCTTCGTGGATTTAACGGATTTTTCCACATTGTTCCCACATGTTCTATATGCGGATATTGTCTGGCTAATTCTTTCAATGCTTCTATTTTTTCTCGGTTGTTCATAACTTACCAACAAGAAAAAAATTAGATTTTAAACATTAATATATTGAGAATCTACTACATATGGTGTTCCATTATAGATAAATATAAGTGATTGTGTTAAATGGTTGAAGAAATCCAAACATATATAGGATGGCATTGGCAAAAATTTGATATACGCAATGTTCTGTTCTTCGAAACTGCATTCTTTGATACACACAACTCCAAACAGATGTCTAAAAGCATCTTTCACTTTCTGAATTTGCGCCGACCGAACAATTACAGGAGGAAGCTGAATAAGTGACATTTTTTATATTAACTGACTATTTAAATTTGTTTCAATTTTAATTAAATAGTATACCCTATGATTAATCATGGGTAACCAAATAATTAAAAAAGTTAGTTTTCAAGATATACAATATGCGCAATCCAACGAACATACCATTATCATTAATACGTTGCCTGAACAAGAACAAACCATGTTAATCTATAAAACAGTTTCTATCGCATCTGAAATAAGTCAAGTTGAAAATGCAATAAAATTAAAAAATAACATTATTATTTACGGTAAAAATGGCAATGATGAAAGTATTTATGTAAAATACAATCAAATTAATAAATTAGGAGGGTTAGCCTATATTTATGTAGGAGGATTATTTGAATGGATGCTATTACAGGATATTTACGGACCTGAGTTGTTTAAAACCACAAATAAAACATTGGATATTTTAAAATTCAAGCCTAACAATATATTAAATACAAATTATATTACGTATTAAGTATGGCAGGTGGATTATTAAATTTAGTTGCTGTAGGAAACCAAAACATTATTTTAAATGGAAATCCACAAAAAACATATTGGTCAAGTACCTACAAACGAATTACTAATTTTGGTATGCAAAATTTTCGATTAGATTATGAAGGGTTGCGGCAATTATCCGTAACCAATGAAACTACTTATACGTTTAAAGTCAAACGTTATGCAGAATTGTTAATGGATACTTATTTTGTCATACAAATTCCTGACATTTACAGTCCTATTTACCCAAATACAACTACGGATGAATGGGTACCGTATGAGTTCAAATGGATTAAAAATTTAGGAGCGATTATGATTAAAAACATTAAATTTACAGTAGGTGGTAGTTTAATTCAACAAATGACAGGTACGGACATGGTGATTTTAGCCAATCGTGATTTACCTGGAGAAGCCAAGGCCAAATGGGATGAAATGATTGGAAACACCCCGGATATGTATGACCCTGCTAATGCACTTGGTCGTGTAAATACTTATCCTAACGTAGTCTACAACAATGGTATATTACCCGAACCGTCTATTCGTGGAAAACAATTGCGCATTCCATTACCTATTTGGTGGGGGTTTACGTCACAACAAGCGTTTCCATTAGTAGCTTTACAGTACAACGTTTTACAAATTGAAATTACCGTTCGTCCTTTACGAGAATTGTTTCAAATCAACGATATATTGAATTCACCGTATAACGTAATCGCTCCGAATATGACGATACCAGAACAACAATTTTACAGATTTTTGCAACCTCCTCCCAATGTTGATTTAATTTATACAACATTCAATACGAATTGGAATGAAAGTACACACTTATCATCTAGATATTGTTTTTTATCAGAAGAAGAATCTAAAATGTTTGCACTACAACCTCAAAAATATTTGATTAAAGAATACCACCAAACTACATTTACCTATGTAGGTGTTACCGATAAAGTTTGGTTACAAAATTCAACTGCACTCGTCATGTGCTGGATGTTTATGTTTCAGCGAACGGATGCCTCTTTGCGCAACGAATGGAGTAATTTTACAAATTGGCCGTACGATTATCTTCCTGCTCCAGTTGAAAAGTTACCGGATACAATGGAAGAAGGATATTTTGCTCCCGTTGGATACGGAATCAATCCTTCCACTGGTCAACCTACCAATTACTATGGAACTGGAAATTTTCATCCTGAAAATCAAAAGAATATTTTAGTTCAATTTGGAATTACATTGGATGGTACTGTGCGCGAAGAGTTGAGAACCGCAAACATTTATTTACAAGACCAACAGTATTTGACTAGCGATGGAGTTGGGTTCGTTGCACTGAATGGTTTATACCAGTACAACTTTTGTTTAGATACGTCTCCTTTTAACTTACAACCTTCCGGCGCTATTAATTTAAGTAAATTTTCAAAGATTGAATTTGAATTTACCACGATTACACCACCACTTGACCCCAATTCTACTTTTTTAGTCATTTGCGACCCTGATTTAAACGAACAAATTGGTGTGAATAAAACATCGTACAGTATATACCAATATTCGTTTAATTTATATGTATTGGAAGAACGGTACAACGTACTCACTTTCTTGGGTGGAAATGCAGCAATGATGAATGCGCGATAATAATATAAAGATAACAACAAACAACCTATATGGAAATTCCATGGGCAGAAAAATATCGACCATCCAAATTTTCATCGATTGTGTTGAACCCATACAACGACCTATTGTTCAAAAGTATGATTGAGCAAGAATACATTCCCAATATGCTTTTTTTCGGTCCTCCTGGAACCGGTAAAACAACCACGATTATTAATTTAATACGGCTTTACCAAGAAAAAAAACAAGAGATTAATAAAGGGTTAACTATTCATTTAAACGCATCCGATGACAGAGGCATTGATATCATACGCAACCAAATTCATTCCTTTGTCAATTCTAAAACATTTTTCAACAACGGATTAAAAATTGTTATCTTGGATGAAGTAGATTCCATGACAAAAAATGCACAACAAGCTCTCATTTATTTAATGAACGATACCTATGAAAATACCCGATTTTTTTTAATTTGCAATTATATTAGCAAAATAGATGAATCATTACAATCGTTGTTTATCAAGATAAAATTCAACCATTTACCGCAACAAGACATTTTAACTTTTTTGAAACATGTGTCTGAAGGTGAAAAATTGTTGCTTTCCGATATACAGCTGCAGTATATTCAAGAATTATTTGGCTCGGACATTCGAAGCATGATTAATTACATGCAGACCAATCAAGACAATCTTTCACATTTCAAAATTATTCATTCAGACATATGGGAAGAATTGTACCAGTCCCCCAACCCAATTGAAAAAGTAGACGAAATTAGTCGCGATTATAATATGGACAAAAAACATATTATCAAAGAATATTTGTATTACATCATTCTACATCACATCGACACCTATGATTTGTCTAGTCTCAACACGATTGAATTAGCGATTCATACACCCGACATTAATATTGATTATGTTGTTCATTATATATTTAATAATTGAATTTAAAGAACTAGTATAAGATATGTAAAATGGAAGTAGATATGGAACTCGATATGGAATGGGATGATTTCCTTAATGAAGAACCGTCTCAAACTCTACCTATGCATAAAATGGACCAACACGGGGATGTACCTGAATCTACCTCTTTGTATATTTCAACCAACACGATTATTTCTTATTTAAATCAACCAATCGAATTGATTGATTTATTTTGGAAACTGGAAGTTATCCCTTACCATGAACAGCGAGAGGGAATTATCAAAAAACAAATCAAACTGAATTGCAATAGTCCAAGTGAATTGTCCGACATTGATACCAAAATTGAATCATCACCACGTTACGGTTACCGAAATACGATTAAACATATTGAAAATGAACGCGGCAACATTAAATATAAAAACGTAAGTAAAATAACAATTGGTATTTCTAAAAAAGATATTATATCCTACCGTCTTAAACAAAAGGGTGCATTTTACAACTGTTTCGTTCTGATTATTCGTGTTCAAATGGAACAATTTAAAGAATTTCACGTAAAAATATTCAATACTGGTAAAATTGAAATACCTGGAATTCAAAACAAAGACCATTTACCGCATGTTATTCGCATCTTAATACAACAATTGCAACAATATTACCCTGATATTGCTTACAACAAAGAGAATGAAGAAGTTGTTCTCATCAACTCCAATTTTAACTGCGGCTATTTCATTAATCGTGATAGTTTGTACCATACTTTGCGGTACGATAAGAACATTTCAGCAGTTTACGACCCCTGTTCTTATCCAGGCATTCAATGCAAAATTTATTATACCGCTGATAATGAAATTGTGACTACACCTATTGTAGGAAGCGTCGTATCTTTCATGATTTTCAGAACTGGAAGTATTTTGATTGTCGGTAAATGTTCGTTGCTCATCATTCATAAAATATATGATTATATTGTTTTATTATTACTATATTCCTTATTTTCTTCGTTAAAAATGTTTATGGCTTTCTCTATCTCTATACGGAACTATAAATATGTACTCTATCATTAGTATTATGATATATATTTTTCAAGTAACATTTTCGGAAT